CTCAATTCTCTCTTGTTTGACCATGACCAGCCCGAACTGGCGGGAACTAACCACGACCAGCCTCGACTGGAAACGATGGTGCCTGAATCAGCGGGAACGTGGCTGGACGATTTTAGGGATTTTGCTAGGGAGGCTCTTGACGTGGAGCTGATGCCTTGGCAGCTTCATGTTGCTGAACGGATTTTTGCTCATAAGAAAAACGGGGATCTTGTTCACCGTAATGCGCTGGTTTCTACGGCGCGACAAAACGGCAAAACGGTTTTGCTGTCAGCTGTCGTCGGCTTTTGGTTAACCCGGATGCCAATCATTCGAGGCAAGAAACAACAAGTGCTTTCCACTGCTAACCGATTGGATTTGGCGGTCAGTTTGTTCGACGTACTTGGCCCAATCCTTGAAATCAAATATGGGGCAAAGATCACTAAGACCTTTGGGCGTAACCGCGTCCAGATGCCAGACGGATCCACCTGGGATATTCGCGCTGCAAAACCTTCTACGGGTCACGGCACAAGCAACGACCTTGTAATTGCCGACGAAATTTGGGACATAAATTCTGTCGTTATTGACGGCGGTCTAATCCCATCGCAACGTGCAAAACATTCCCCGATGATGCTGATGGTGAGCACAGCTGGGGATGAATCGAGTCGCGCAATGCTCCGGTGGCGCGAGCAAGGCCTTCGAGCAATAGACAAACAAGAACCGAGCACCTTCTATTTTGCTGAATGGTCGCCTCCACCGGATGTAGATCCGCTTACCGAGGCCGCATGGTCATGGGGCAACCCGGCATTAGGGCACACGCTGGAGATGGACACCATTCGCGCCGAGGCCGAAAACCCTGACCGATCACAATTCCTTCGCGCATCCTGCAATCTTTGGGTCGCATCAGATCGCGGTTGGCTACCACCTGGACTCTGGCCATCCCTACTCCACGAAGGGGATATCCCTCTTGGCGGTGTTGTTGGCATAGAAACCAGCATTGACGATGCCCGCTATTTTGCGTTGCGCGTTGCCTCACTGCCAGACAAGAAACTTGTTGCCACCGTTGCGTTTGTTGTCGACTCCTATCAGGCCATGCTCGATGAGGTAGACAAACTTGCCGCGCAAGGATGCAAATTTGCGATCAGTCCAAGCATTGACATTCAATGGCCTCAACGTCACGAACATTGCAAGGTCATTGTTGGCTATGGCGAGATCCTAAAATTCACGCCGGCAGTCCGATCACTCATAATGGAAAAAGTGTTACAACATGACGGATCACAACAACTTGCCGAACACGTTCAACGCGCGGTGCTAGTCAAATCTCAAGGATCGGTCGCGGTGTCATCGCAACGATCACCCGGCCCGATTGAACTTTGTCGCACCATGATCTGGGCTGCCGCGCTAGCGACACGCTCGACTATGGGCAAACCCGCGCTTGGCTTTTCTACCGTGTAAAGTCACTTTGGCGCTGGGTCGATGTACCTTGCCTTTCGTCGGGATCGGATAAGGCCGACCCAGTGCCACCATCCGACAATTAGAAACTGGCAGACTAAACACATGGGTATTTTTAACCGCGTCACTAAGGCAGCGATCTCACCGCACCTAGAAATCAAGGCAGCTGCCGGCGGAACTTATGCGCCTAGTTCCGTAGCAGGTGAAGCATCCATTGGCAAGTATTACTCATACATAGAAGGCGATGCCCGCAACCGCGCAATGCAAGTACCAACGGTCAACCGTTCGCGCGACCTAATCGCATCAGTGATCGCAAACACCCCGCTTGAAATGTACAAATGCTATTGGGATGACGTTGCAAAAGACGAAGTTGAAGAAGAAATTGCGCCACGTTCATGGCTTAAACAACCAGATTTGCAACTTACCTATGGCGCGTTTATGTCGTGGCTGTTTGATGACCTTTTCTTTTTCGGTCGCGCATTCCTGTGGATTTCGTCGCGCACAGCTGACGGATATCCGGCATCTTTTAGCCGTCTACCTGCAGCAATGGTCAACACACTTGACATGACAGGCCCAGTGTTTGCCTACGGAAAGTCAAATCAAATCTTTTTTCAAGGCGCACAAATACCTACCGAGGATGTTGTTCAATTCATCGGCGTAAACCAAGGAATCATCTACCAGTCAACACAAACAATTGCCACAGCACTTTCTTTGGAATCTGCGCGTATGCGTAATGCGTCATCTGCATTGCCTGCCGGCGTACTGAAACAAACATCCGGTGAGCCGCTTTCAGGTCAAGAATTATCGGAATTGGCGCAGGCCTTTGAGGCCAGTCGTCGGAGCAATCAGATCGCTGCCATAAATCAGTTTGTTGACTGGCAACCGACAGACGTGGACGCAAACAAAATGCTGTTGTCCGAAGCTGCAGAATTTCAATCGAAAGAGCTCGCTCGAGTCTGCAATATCCCCATGTTCCTCAACGGAAATTCAAGTGGCTCATACAGTTACCAAAGCAACCAGGGCGCACGTCAAGACCTATACGTTTTCGGCGCTCGGTCATACATGACCACCATCGAGCAAACCCTTTCAATGTGTTTGCCACAAGGCACCTATGTCCGTTTTGACGTTGACGATTACCTATCCGAAATGATTGAAACCGAGGAGGAGGAATCCGATATGCCAGACGCTCCAATGAATCCACCACAAACCCCGATGAATGAGGGAAACTAAAACCATGTTCAAGTTAATTTCAACCGATCTCACACTCGACGCATCAAAAGTTGAAGGCGTACCATCGCGCACAGTGTCCGGCGTAGCCGTTCCCTATGGCGTAGTTGCGCAAGTTTCATCAGGCGAAAAAGTGATCTTTGAGGCGGGATCTTTGCCAATTGACGGCAAGGCTCCAAAGCTTTATCTCAACCACGACAGCGAGCAGGCAGTTGGCCTTGTATCCGAGCGCGTAAACACCCCGGAAGGGATGATGTTTTCGGCTCGAATCAGCAAAACCGTCCTAGGCGAGGAAGCCCTTACCTTGGCACTTGACGGTGTGATTGACTCGGTCAGCATTGGAGTAAATCCAACCAAATTTAAGATGCAAGACGACGGCACAATGCGCGTCCTTGCCGCCGACTGGGTAGAGCTGTCGCTCGTCACCGGCAGGCCAGCATTCTCTGGGGCAGTCATCACCGATGTCGCAGCGTCCGAACCCGATGAGAGTATCCACCAACCAGAAGAAGAAATTGTTATTGTTGAATCAGAAGTCCAAGACAAGGAGCCGGCAATGTCCGAAGCAGTAGAAGCAACCATCCCAACATCACCAGTCGTATTTGCTGAAGCAAAACGCGAATTCCGTATGCCATCGGCAGGAGAATATCTTGCAGCAATGCACGTTGGTGGCGACACATTTGTCAAAGTAAACGCCGCATTCCGCGACGCCGCTCGACGCAACCAAACAGCAATCGAAGCAGTATCACAAGATCTAACCAGCGATACGCCTGGTCTTTTGCCAGTTCCAGTTCTAGGGCCAGTGTTCCAGAACTACAACTTCTTGCGCCCAACGGTTAGTGCATTTGGCACACGCGCAATGCCACAAGGTTCGGGAATCTCGTTCACTCGTCCTTCAATCACAACTTCAACGGCAGCAGGCAAGCAAACCACACAGGGAACAGCAGTTACTTCCCAGACAATGGTTCTTGCAGCAAACACAGTTACCCGTCAGACCATCGCTGGTTCAATTCAGATTGCGCAACAGACAATGGATTTCACAGATCCAGCTGCAATGAACGTGATCTTGAATGACCTTGCTGGCCAGTACTTGAAGCAGACAGACGACATTGCAGTTGACTACGTTGTTTCGCAAAAACAAGCATCTGGTTACACCTGGACAGTTACAGCTGGAGATGCAACATCATTGATGAACGCAATTTACGGTTGTGCAGAAAACATTTCATCAAGCACCAATTTGTTCCCAACTCACTTGGTTGTTTCACCAAACGTATGGGCAAAACTTGGCGCACAACTTGACTCAAGCAAGCGTCCATTGTTTCCAGCAATTGGTGCACCGGGCCTTATCGGTCACAACACCCTTGGCGCAGGAAATGCAACTTCATGGTCGGGAATGAACCCTCTCGGATTGGAAATTGTTGTTGACGGAAACGCAGCATCAAACACCATGCTTGTTGTTCACGGCCCAGCCATTGAGTTCTATGAATCACAGCAAGGTATGCGCTCAGTAGAAGTTCCAGACCTGTTGGCTCGCACCTTCAGCTACTACGGCTACTTTGCAACCTTCGTACAGGATGCACAGAACCCATCAGCAGTTGCAGGAAGCCAGTTCGTCCAAGCAATCACCATCGCCTAGTCGAAAGGCGGCCTAACCGCCATGGCTATTTACAACGTCAGCTCTAAACAGCTAACGGACAACTACGCGGTACTGCAAACGCTCGAGCCTGCACCATTTGAGGTAGGTCAGTCAATAACTGTGGCGAGCGTTGCAGCACCGTTCAGTGGAACATTCCAAATCATTGCGTTGCCGGAATACCAGTTCATTGGTGTCAACTCAACAACAGGCTTTCTTGAGTT